CTCGTTGTTCCTTACGCATCCTAGCCTCAGTGCGTACTATTTCATCCCAAGCTGAGGGTCCGTAAACGAAACTGATATGGCTACGGAGTTCTTCCCTCATCTGGGTCGCCTGTTGTTTAGCTGACCAGGCCTCTAGTGCCTGAGATTGTGTGTCAGAAAACATCTTGTACATGGGTGGCTTAGATGCCTTTTCGTGTACAAAATCAAGATCACTCAAAGCCTTTGACCATTGTTGCAACTGGGAACCCATTGAGGATAGCTCCTTGCCCACAGCAAAGCCTTTCTTTAGGGCTGTGTATGCTGTACTGGCTGCTGCTATACAGCTAAGGGGGTCCATTACCGAGGTTCGTCTTTGTGGGCTACTCTCTCCATCATAACTCTGATAGACTTTATATTCTCATCTATACGAGCTAGAGTAAGAGCCTGAGCTTGTACTACACCTTCTAGTGTATTAATACGTACATCCTGTCTTAGCAGTTCCTTCTCGTTGTTCTTGATAGCGTTATCCATTGACGACACATACCATACTAACGATACAGTCTGAATGAAGATAGCGACGACAAAGGTTAGAGGAACAGATTTAGATAAGTGCCATTCAGTTTGGTTTTCCACGGTATCTTCCTAGTGTTATTAGTTTCAAAAGACCTCTACCCATCTCTTGAGGAGTAGGTAGCATCCAACCAAGAACTAATAGTAGGATGACCCAAGGTGGGATTTCGTTGATTGTTAAGTTGTCTACCGATTTAGTGCTAACTTTATTGTCGTCGTTAGACTGTTCAATCTCACCAGTTAAGGTCTCTACTACTATCTTTTGTTCAGTGTTCTTTGTAGTACCGATTGTCTGAGTGTTAGTTTTACCTATCTGAGTATTTGCAGCTACGTTAGTTCCTTTCCCCGATAGAAAACTGAGGGGATTGAGACTGGTACAATTACTTAGAAGGAGTATCGACAGGAGTGCTAATGTTACTCTTACCATTGACATATATCCCAAAGAAGCCAGCACCAGCACCAACGATAACTGAGACAAACCCAGCTTGTGCGTTAGTGGGGTCTGGAAGGTTCATAAACCAGTTAGTTGTTTGGTAGAAAGCTATGCCATACAGAGTGATAATCAGACGGGGCCATATACGCCACTTATCTAACCACTCAGGTGTCATGGGTAGGTCTTTCTGTCCAATTCAAAGTGGGGAGCGTCATAAAAACTCTTCCAGTCACCACCCCATACGATAGGAATGTCGAGTTCTTTTGCCGCTTCTTTCATAGCCTCAGCCATCAATTCAAAACGATCAATGTCTTCCCAATCAACAGGGTAAGGAACCATGTCTACAGCATGACCTGTAAGGTGACGGGAGTTAAGTGTTGTAGACTTTCCAGCCTTCACTAGCTCTCTCTGACGATTGATATTACGGATACCTTCAATGACTGTGAAGTCAACTTCAGTTATCTCTATTGCTTTGCTAACTACAGCAACCATGTCTGGGTTTACCCCTGATAAGTTCTGTAGACTACGTGTTCCTAATTTATAAGCCATGTTTTATCCTTTATTCCCAAGCTTGAAAAATAAGATTCCATTTAGAGTTTGTTAGTGCTGTAACCCCAGTGGCTGTTTTTGGTTGAAGGAATACAGAATATCCAGCTACTGTAATCTGTGTGGCGTTAGCAGACACAGTAGTTCCACGAAGACCGCTACCTTCGTTGTGTGAAGTTATGCGGATAACATCTCCAACAGCATAGCCCAGATTTGCTGACGTGCATACAATATTTACTTCCCAGCGTGAGGGTAATGCACCCAATCCATGCGAAACAGAGGTGACATTATTGGCAAATGATGTTTGTGTTGTGAAGTCAGGGTCAGGGGAGTATGATAGGGCAAGAATAGCAGCCTTTATCTTCGCGGGACTAACTAAGCTCTCAGTTGTGCCTGTGCCAGCTTGCCAAGTCCCTGCGCTTTGACTACCAAGGAGTCCCTTTTGTGATCCAGCGGTATTAACAACCTGTGTGTTATCTAGTATTCTAAAGGCATCAGCACTCTGGTCTAAATAGCCAATGTTGATCCAAGCATCATCAGCCTCTGCCCTCATCTTTAACTGGTTGTTACCCGTATCATACCAAAGCATATTTGCATATGTTGTGCTAGGTGCTGTAGTTCCAGACGACGTACTAGCTAAAGCCTTTAAAGCATTATTGATGTCGGCTCTTGCATTGGATGATGTCTGGTTTGCAATATCAAAATCGTGTTGGCTCATGTTAAGCCCTTTCTGTTAATACTCTACGTCAACACTCAGTGCTGTGACGGTTGGTGTATATGTACTGTTCTCGCTGCTTAATACGGCCTTAAACCTAAAGGCACGACCTGTTAAGAAACCACCGTTTGCTAATTCATAAGAACCCCATGTAGGGGAACCAGAGGGATCGTCGTTTGTAGCTGAAACATATACTATAACCGATACATCACCAAACTCAGCAGTTTCGTTTGTCCACGTATCCCAGTTGTCAGGCCAAGTGTCCCAATTCTGAGGGATGTTATCCCACAACAAAGTGCCACCATCAAACTTTCTGGTAAAGGTACGTGCGCCTGTTATTCTAGCATTACGAGCCGACCCTGTATCAATGTAAGCACTAAAGAAATAGTCACCGGTTGGTTCTGCTGCACTTGTGTTGTCTATCTCTATTGCACTGCCAACCTTGATGACATTTGTTTTAGAGCCAGTGAAATTAGGGTTCTCTGTTAATGTGTCTTTTTGACCTAGCTGTGGTATTTGTGAGGGATCAATTACAACCGTCGTTACGTTCTCACTAAAGTTACCCTCTTTGTCGTAAGCCCTAATTAAGAATGTTCCTGATCTAGCTGGTACAGAGGCAGAAGTAGATGGCCTAGCGACCTTTTCAATGATAGTGGATGAGTTGCCCCACGTAGCCCCAGTTGTGTTTGAGTTGTGTTTAATCTCGTAGTGGCTCAAGTCAGGGTCAGGTATAGCTGGCCAGGTTAGAAACAGAGTACCACCAGAAATCTCTGCAAGTAAACTACCTACATCAGAAGGGTCACCAATAAATGCGTTGATCTCTTGGTTCTCCAGTAGTGTAAACTGTCCTTTAATCCCGAAGGTGTTGATAGCCCTAGCTCTAAAGTCATAGAAGTCTACTTCTAAGTCTCTTACTTTAAACTCCCCAAGTGGCCCCTGACCAAATGCAGAGAAGAGTGCTTCACTTGCTAGTTTGTACTCAACCTCAACATAGTCGATAGCCTCTGCCCTACCTGATGTTACATTAGCAACAGCAATGTTTGATACCTTCTGATTGCTTACTTTAGCTTCAGCGGATACGGCAAGACCGACCTCTGGTACATCAAAAGGTGACAGTAGGTTAGTGTTGTCTCTCTCGTAGACGATACCATCACTAACTTCATCAAAGACTGTTTCAGCAGTCTCACGTAGGGTCATGTTGATCTGTAGGTCTAGTCCGTCTGATAGACCAAACGACCAAGCTATTACTTGGAACTCTTTGTTAGTCCAACCAAAACGTGTGTTGGTAATCCTTACGTTGTCACCAACTTGTAGTTCTAGTGTTCTCAGACCAAAGGCTGCATTGACCGTAAGCTGTTGCCTGTTAGACTCTAGGCTGATTAGAGCTATACGTCTAGCCTCAATAGAGTTGTCAGTGAACGGCAAGTCTACGTCAGCAACAGATTCTTGGCTATTATCTGCTGTAAGAAAAGCTGAGTTAGTAACTTCTGGATAGTCAGTAACTTGCCAGTTAGACTCTGACCCACGGAAAGTACCTTTTACAGTATTGAAGTTGTTACGACGAGAATGTCGTGTACTTACATTTATTCCAGATCGTAAGTCATCGTCTGTCAAGTCCATCACTGGGTCTGTCCAGTAGGCAGGTTTCATACGCCACTTACCCTGAGCATACCACAGAGACCCACCCATACAGGTCAATAGATCAGACAGAAGGTCGTAAGGTGTAAGTGAAGTAGTGAAAGCACCATTACAAGTATAACGTGTCGTACCTGCAATAGTGTTAGTCTGGTTACATACAGCAGCAGCACTGGTAACTAAATCGTCGTCTATGTTAGCAGCTTCCTCGTTCAGCCCATACTTAGAAGTTAGGTAGTCACGTAGGCATAGCGCAGGGTTGTCAGACCAATCTGTTGTCCCATTAGCAGGGTTGTAGACTTTCTTACCTTTTACTACAGCAGTTATTGAAGGTACACCATTAGGGAAAACATCAGCGTTAAACTTCAGCCTAACATACATATATGCAATACCACGAAGCCTATGTTGGCTCGTCCATTTACCAGCAGACTCTTCTACAAGTTCGGGTGATGCGTCTTGATCTGCGCTTCCGTTGTAAGGTAATATTCTAACCAGATAATTTGTAGTGGTCTGAGTTTCGTATATAGGGTTACCATTGCCATCTACGCCAGTTTGTACGTTTCTAGTTGTTGTCTTAACGTATTTTTCTGGGGCTGTTACATTACCATCACTATTAACAGTCACAAGTTCGTCATCTATGTAATACTCTTCAAACGAGTGTACCTCATGTCCAGCGACAGCAATGATCCTATGAAGGTGTTTGTTGTTAGTACCTGTGGCCTCGTCGTATAGTATAGCACCACCAGTTTTCATCTTACCGTATATGATCTGATGGTCTAGTGCTGCACCTTTTGAGTTTACTTGATAACCACGGTTGGCTCCTGACACTCTGGGTTTAGGGGCCAGAGCTTGCAGAGCTAGTCCCATAGCTGTTGAAGCTAGAGCATAGCCTAAAAAAGCTTGAAAACCAGTAAGAGTAAAAAACGTAAAAGCAGTGCTAGTAGCAACAGCAGTGCCATATGCCATTGCCGCAGAAGCTATGCCAGCTATTAAAGTAGCAGCCATGTCACAAGTCCTTCCTAAACGAAGTAGAAATCTTAGTGTATCCTAGCCTAAGCATAAGACTATCTATGGGGTTAAGCTCAGTTGTAGTTATCTGTAGGTTGTCGTAGCCATCTTGCCTTAAGCATTCCTCAGCAAACTTAATTAACTTGATGCCAGCGAAACCTTTGCGATAAGGCTTATCTAGGAATATGGCATCATTACTAAGAAGGACTTTACCTTTGGAGTGTAGGTTGGGACTAATGAACACGCTGAAGTACCCAACAAGTTTACCTTCGTCACGACAAGTAAAAATAAGTAAGGCTTTCCTCTCCTCAAGTAACTTATAAAAGTCCCAGTCTATATCTAGTTCTTCTGTGTCACTATTGTGTTGTACTTCTTTCCAGTCTCGTTTAAGTAGTTCAGATAACTCACCCTCAACTTGCTGAAGGAACTCTTGCTGGTACTTAAGCACTCTTACGACCCCAAGATATATTCCTATCCTGTAAGTCTTCAACAAAGTCTAAACCAAGATCGCCAGGATATATTGACTTTTGATAACCAGATGTAAATCGAGCAACTCTGGCTCTCTCAAGGTCAATCAGTTTGTTCTCTACAGAAAGTTCAATACTAGCTGTCTCAGCATCTTCAGCTATGTTCATCTGATCCATGTAACCTGAGAAGATACTGTTGAATCCCTTAGAGGTACTCTGTACTTCAATCTTACTACCATCCTGTAGCAGAATGTAGTCGCTGTTCTCCTGTAGGATATTACCAGAGGTAAATGTACCGAAGTATATATTGCACACACGGCCCTGATAAGGCTGACTGAGAGCCAAGGAGATGACCTCTGAGGGAATACCAGTCAAGGTTATAGTAGCACCTTTAACGGCTAACTCAGAGGTCTCCTCTACAGTGGAAATATTGAGTAGTGTCCCAGCCCCAGCCCACTCAGTCCCATCAGCTAGGACTAGAGTGCCTTGACCTGTCCACATACGTAGAACATTATCCCCGTCAAACATTAGCTCTACAGCGAAAAACGGATGTACTGTATCATCATTGATGGCTTCTATTGTAAGTGTAGACAGGTCTCTGGACATAAGGCTTACTCCGCTTCAGCTTCTAAACTACTAGCTAACATTTCGATAAACTTCTCACGACCCACTGCAAGCTGGTCTACATTAAACCTAGCGTTGTCCAGTTTACGTCCAAGATCATTCACATGATTAAGCATAGTCTTTTGCTCATCAGTAAAGCCCTCAATGTTGTATTCTACGTCGTTGATTGTAATGAGGCTCTTTTCATTTTTACCCATGACAATTCTCCTTTTGGTTAAGTTAAGTGTTTGCTGCGATTGCAGCGTTTACAGCGGTCATGTCCTCTGTTGTCCAGTAGTCCTTTGCCACCATCAGTTCCAGATGCTCAACATTACGAGCAACTGTATCTGTCCAGTCAGCATCTTCCATGTCGTCTGGTTTGCCAGCGTTCAACAAATCAACGGAATGACCCATTGCCGTGTAGTTCTGTGCAATTTCTTCTGCTGTTAGTTCCATAGTTCTATCCTTCTAATGCTGTTAGTCGTGCTTCAAGAGCATCGTTCTTTGCTGATAGTTCTTGTAGTGCTTTAACCAAGACAGGTACTAAAGCTGCTTCTGCTACCTCTTGAGATCCATCCTCGCGGTCATCCCAAAGGGTAAATCCGTCTTTGATCTCAGGGTGGGCATCAATAGCTGCCTTAACCTCTTGAGCAATGAAGCCGTGGTTCGTGTAGCTATTCTTAAAGGTGTCTGTTGAACCTTCTTTGTAAGCACTAAAGGTATCAGGTAGCTCACCTAAGTTTTTATACTTAAATGTGCGAGGTGTTAGATCATTGATAAAACTCAGACCCGCTGCGGCATCAGCAATGTCTTTCTTGTAACGCTCATCTGACACGGTTGACCAAGATGTGCTACCGTGTGCTGTACGTATGTCACTACCTGATTGCCCCAGAGTTGTGTACCCACCAGCGCAAGCCAAATCATAACCTAAACCACTAGCATAGTTGGAAGAGGCTGAACTGGTTCTACTAAAATTACCAACTATGGTATTTGCAAGACCTGTCGTTGTTCCGACAGTGTAATTACCCGTTTGCCGACCGATAAAAACATTGTGGTTACCTGTGGTGACATTACCTCCTGCTTGATACCCCACTGATACGTTGCTTAACGCAGTGGTGATGGATGTAAGCGCTTGACGCCCGAACGCAACGTTTTGAGTTCCTGTTGTGTTAGCTTGCATTGCATTGCTGCCAACAGCTACGTTATCACCCCCAGTTGTGTTATAAAACATGCTGTTAAAACCCACTGTGGTATTGTTGTTACCAGTTGTGGTTGAATACTGAGACTTTCTACCCATTGCGGTATTGCTGTGAGCCGAACCTGACTGACTATAAGAGGCTTGGTGTCCGACAGCGGTGTTGTCATCTCCAGTGGTGTTCTGGTGTAGTGCTAAATGACCTATAGCTACGTTTGATTCACCTGTTGTGTTAGAGTTCAGGGCTTGCTTGCCCATTGCATTATTGAATCTCCCAGTAGTATTGCTATACGCTGCTTCCTTACCAATCGCAGTGTTGTTAGATCCAGTGGTATTTGAATATAAAGCATTCATACCAATTGCTGTATTTTGCGATCCTGTTGTATTGTCTAATAAAGACTGATATCCAACAGCAGTGTTGTGGCTTGCGGTGGTGTTAGAGTATGCAGCCTGATACCCAACCGCTACGTTTGCGCTTGCGGTAGTGTTTGATCGTAAAGCATCTCCCCCTACTGCCGTATTACTAGCCCCAGTAGAGTTTAAACCTAATGAATCTACACCAACCGCTGTGTTATTACTTGCCGTTGTTGTACTAGACAAAGAAAAATACCCTACTGAGGTGTTTCCGTCACCAGTAGTAATTGCATCACCCGACCTGTTCCCAAAAGCAGAGTTTTGAGTTCCTGATGTATTTGCTGATAAAGCGTTGTAGCCCACCCCTGTATTAGCACTAGCAGTGGTTATAGAATCACCAGTAGAATAGCCTACAAAAGTATTCTCATCTCCAGTGGTGATCGCAGTACCCGCAAGCCCCCCTATAGCAGTATTGTAGTTACCTGTAGTTATCCCGCTACCAGCACCAAAACCAATTCCTACATTATAAAAACCTACAGTGTTGTTGCGTAAAGCAGCGTACCCAAGCCCCACATTACGATACCCTGTAGTAGTATCTTCTAGCGCGAAAGCGCCGAGGGCGGTGTTGTATTCACCAGATGTTAAGCTATTCAGCGCAGTATCACCCAGAGCCACGTTGGCTGTGCCAGTAGGGTAATTACCGTCGAGCTTGATTGTGCCGCCATCGACTGACAGGTTGCCAGCTACAGTAAGTCCATCTGTTACGGCTGTGCCAGTAACGTCTACACCTGTACTGGTGGTTTTCAGTTTTACTGAGCTAGAACCAGATGCAGCAAAGAAAAGTTCTGCGGCCCCTGTCCCGCCATTAGCTTGAAAATACTCGGCATAACTTCCATCTTGGTCATCACCTTGTATTCTGACATCTGAATCAGCCGCGGTGCTACGAATAAGTAGGTTTCCTGTGCCGTTTAAGACGCGACCAGAAGACCCAGTATGGTCTACAGTTAGATCATTACCATTACCAAATCTTGCTTGGTCACTATCACCAAATGACAAATCACCCGTCATGGTATCGCCAGTGATACGAACAAAACCTGTTCCAGTATCCAACCCAGTCTTTAGTTCAGCGAATGTGATTGACTTTGTTTCATCAGCCGAAAGGTCTACGACAACAAATTCATCAGTATCAGCTAAGTTAGCACCTGTGAGTGGGTCTAACTGTGTTATCTTCTTATCAGCCATTAGTATATATCCTTACTATGTCAGAGCTTCTACGGCTTCAAACGAAATACCATAGACTGACGCATTGTTAATTGACCATGAGGTAACATTTTGAGATAGCCTAAAGAGACCTTTAGGGGAATTAAAGATAACTGTTGAACCACTATACGTTGACCTTAGTGAAGGCCAAATCTCAAGTTCGCCGTTACCACTTAAGTCTTGCAGAACCTGATGTAGTTTAGCACTAGAACCTGCCCCTAGTTGAATGTAGTCCCCTGCCTTCAGTGTACCAGTCATAACTACAGCTACGTGGTCTTCTCCAGCATTACCAGTAGCTGTACAAGAGCTAACGGTTCCTTGAGGTGTAGCGTAGTCTGGGTCTCCAAGTAGGAATGTACCCTGTGGTCCCTTTAGACCAACCAACATGGCCTTCCATGCAGCAGCTTTATCTCTGTGTACCGAAGGAATATTTACGCTTGCTTGCCACTGCTGACCCTGGTGAGCGATAGTCTGTTGTTTGTACGTGAATGGTGATTGAGAGACAGCTACAGCATTAACCGCACGTAACTCAATGCTCTCAATCCCGATAGTTGTTGGAGTATCTAAGGGATAAGTAAGTGCCATAGTTTGTTCTTTCCTTTACCCGAAGGTTGCTTTCATTTGTCCACCACGACGACGATCATCAAGCATAGACTTCTTGGTCATGTTAGCAATCTGTGGTGCAGCTTGTGCAATAATCCTCTTAACACTGTCGTCACCGTTAGCTTGGAAGTTGAAGTTCTGGACGACAGTAGTGCTACCGCCACCCTCTGCCTGTACACCTAGCTTACCGTTAGCACCTCTCTTGAGTGGCATGATAGCCTCTGGCCCAGCTTCACCCATGAGACCAGTCTTACCGCCAGCCATAGGGAACATAGTAGGTCCACTAAGAACACCACCGTCAGCGAAAGTTCTAATCTTTGGTCTTGGGGACGTAGCTGGTGCTGCGCTACCTGAGAAAGCCCCCATGATAGCACCTACAATGCCTGAGCCTGTTCCAGCTTTAGCATCGAAACTTCCTACAATCTGTTGTACGACAAGAATCTCATATAGTTTTTTAATAATCTCTCTAGCCATGTCTTTAAAAGCATCTTTAACTGATTTAGTGCCTTCAATCATAGCCATAAAACCATTGCTCATTGAAGACTTAATAGTGTCGGCTAGGTCTTGAACTCTCTGTTGAGCTTCAGTTAAAGCGTCAGTGAGGCTTTTGCCATCTTTATCTTTATCTTTCTTACCAGTAAACCAAGAGGTTACATCAATACTACTGGTTTCATCCTTCAGTGCAGCAAACGCTTCTTTTAGTTTCTCTACAGCAGTTGTAGGTTTCTTAAGTCCAGCATCTAAGGATACCGCTTCCTTAAGCGCTTTCTGCATTGATTTGTTAGTTTCGTTTATAGTATTAGTAAGACCGCTTTTAATCGCCCCCACATAATCCTTTTCCACAGCAGTCTTAACAGCCGCGCCAATCTTACCCACAGCCTCATCAATTGCCCCCGTAACGTTACCTCCTTCTATCTTAGAAGTATCAATAACATCTTTAAAAGTTAGCTTCTCCATACGAAGTTTTTCACGTAGATAGTTGATACCTTGACCAATTAGTCCAGTAAATGCGTTGATTCCATTCGCTACAGCCATCTTAATGTTTTTAAATACTTCCACAAAAACACTAGGTAGAGTTTTGATATACTCTACTGCACCTGCAATAGCCCCTGCAAAATACCCAATAAACTTATTTACGAAATCTGAATTAACTTTTGATAGAAGGTCTCTTAGAGCTTGAAGTACATTTAGTACGATTTGATAGAACGCAGCTTTGTTCATTTCGGAAAGCCACTGAAGCCTACCTGCAATTTTACCAAGGATCTCAAAGAAGGCATCTTTAAGGAGTTCTAATAATGGCCCTACACCGCCTACAGCCTTAGACAACTTACCAAACATTAAAACAGCTTCGGCAACCAACACAATGATAGCCCCTATACCTGTCCTAATTATGGCTTTCCTCAAAAAAGCAAAAGCCCCAGCGAGAGAAAAGGTTGCAACTCTTGCAGCTATCAAACCCGCAACAAACTTACCACTAAACGCAGCAGCAGCGACTATTACATAAGTAGCTACCCTGTCTAAATTCTCCACTAATACCTTCCCAAACTTAATCGCAACATCCGTAATAGCGGCTATAGTTTTTGCAATACCATCCAAGAGTGGTTTAATGGTAGACAGAGAGTCTAAGATATCTTTTTTCATTGCAGTAAAGCTAAAAGCCAAACCCTCTGCCTGTTCCTTAGATCGCAAGGCGGCTGTGACTAGAGACAGACCAATACCAAGAATAGCACCACCGAGACCAGGCAAGAGTCCAGCAAGCTGTGTACCCTGTTGACCGAAAGCTACGAGTGCGTTGGTTCCACTTTGAACTTGAACATTAAAGTCACCAACCTGATAACCCACTTGTTGAGCTAACATCCCAAACCTGTTAGTAGATTTTCCTGACATTCTTTGTGCTTTTGTCAAGGCTTGTGCAGAGATAGCAGCCTTGCTGGTAGCAGCCGCTGTAGATTTAACGACAGTCTCTTGTTTCTTAATAGCTGCGTTTGCGTTAAGTAGAGACCCGTAAAGATTATCCTCAGCTTTATCTAGCTTCTGAATTGCCGCAGAGTATTGATCCCCACTTATTCGACCTTTATTGAAGGCATTATCAAGGAACTCCATAGCGTTTGTAAGTGCTTTAGCTTGAGCCGCTGCACCAACAACATCTCCAGCCAAGCCTTTTATTTCTTTGCTTACCTGATTTGCATTGGTAGAAATGATAATTGCTACATCAGACATTGTTTGTCACCCCCATATAGACGACATCTACTCTCTTAATTGTCTCCACTTCCCACGGGCTTAATGGAGTCTGCGTTGCCTGTTTCCAAGACTGTATTTCTGTATATGTAATAGGGCTAGGACCAGAAAAACCAGAACCCCTTGTGTTGCTTAAAGTGATAAAGGCAGACCAGACATTAGCTAGGAGCAAAGGGAAGTCTGTCGGGGGTTCCAGTGCTTCAGGTCTACGTCCAATCTGCCTTTCTACTTGTTCTAGGTGTTCACGTTCTGTAATGCCATCTTTGTCAGGTAAGTTAAGTTTAAAGTTAAACTCAGCCCACGTACAAAGCTCTGACACTACTTCTTCGTAAAATCCAGAGAGGTTTTTAGAGCCTCCTCAATCTGATCTTTTATCCAGAACACCTCTTCGTACACTTCTTTAGCTTTAGTCAACTTAGGTGTCTCACCTTTATAAGTAATGTTCCAAGCCTTAGTTGTCTTAACAAGAACATCCAAAGACGACTGTTCGATATCCTCAGCAGTAAAGTCTAATTCGTTCTTTCCAACACGCACCTTCTTCAACTGCTTGTTTGTCTGTTCGTGCATTGCAGATTTATAAACTTTAGAATGTGGTGCATACATAGTAATAACCATCGGGGTTTTATCATCATTCTTTAGCACTTCTTCTGTGTTTGGGTGAAGCAGTGTGACATCAACTGTGTCTTCAGAGGGTGTTAAATCTTGTAAATCCATGTCGAGTTCCTTCGGGAGTTATGATTTTTACGCCATAACGTAAGTTTATGATTTTTACGTCATAGAGTAATTTGTCGGGTGATTAAAACGTGGAGACCCCCGACCCGACTCAGGAGTCCCCACTTACCTAGCTAGGTATTCTTATGATGGGCGTGTGATCTTAAGGTTAGTATCTTCTGTTGTGTCATATAGAGCAACAAAAGACATATTAACCATACGGCTAGTTGGTCCATCGACGCCAACATCAGCAGAGTTAATCTTGACCCGTGGGAATTGGAATGTGTGTGCATTAGCTCCTGTAGGGTCATCCACAGACACTTCAATCTCAGTTTCAGTCTCGTTGAGGAAACGGTTGATAAGTGCTGCATCCTCAAAGTAGGCTGTGAGCGTACCTTCGACTTCTGCACGACCATACTCAAGTGATGGTGCGCTATCATCGCCAATTACGAAGGTGGGGGCAAAAGAGTTAGTTAAGGTGAAGTCTAGTGCAGTTACGATAGCTACAGCAGATGCACCACCTACGTTACCGATAGAAATGTCACCTGAGTAAGCATCAAAGGGTGCAGCACCAGATGCAGCGTTCTGTGTCTTCTGTGTAGCACCGATAGTCATGTCCTTACCAACCATGCCGAAGGTAGTTGCTACCATCTGGTTAGGCGCAAGAGATATACCCATAGTGGAAACTGACAGACCCGTGAATAAACGAGCTTGGTCAATGTCAGCAGCGTAGTCTTCTATAGAGAAGAACTTAGGTGCAACGCCAACTTTAAGGACATTAGTTGCCCAAGTGTTTAACATAGCTGACTCAAGGAAAGCATCGTAGTCGCCATCTCGTAGGTCAACTACAATATCACCGCCTACTTGACGGTTACCGTGACGATCTACGCGAGGCATACGGTCAGCTTGAATATCATTACCAGCTACACGATCTTTAGTGAGGTTCAAAGAGTGTGTGCTGAAGGGAAGATTAGTAAAGTCGCCAGCAGGTGTTGTACCAAACGTAGATTCTACGATGAACGACAGACTGGAGCGTGAGCCTTGTGCGAAAGCCATATTGTTTCTCCTAAAGGGAAGTTATTTGTAAATGTACCATCCAATGTCTACACGGACGTAGTACCAAGGGCTGTCTATAATACCCTGCTGTCGTTCTGCGTAGTCGATAGATACTTTGATAGTTTCTGTGTCAGAGTTAGTAAAGGATATGTCAGTTGTGGCTTCAAACGCTTCTATCAATATATTAGCGTAATCATCAGCCGCCTTTGGTCCTTTACCCTCTGGAGTGTGTGCCAAGATAGAAAACACACCTTGGTATCTTTGTTGTGGATTTAAGCCCCTTGCAGCAGGGCGTCTTTCTACTGGTAAGAACATAACTTGTAAAAAGCTAGTTCCAGTTGTAGGCTCAAAAGTTACGTTCTCATAAGCCACACTAGGTATGCCTGACACATTGGAAAGGTGACTTTCAAGTGCAGCCCTAATATCATTGTATATACTAGCCAAACTTATTCCTCACCTTTGCAAAAACCCCATATCCGTAGGTATCCTCAACATCCCTAGCGTGGGTTGAACGATTTATCAGGGTAATCTTATCAGAAGTCTCTAGGTTAAACTTATTAATGTCTCCGTAAAGGTTTTTTCTTGCTTTAGAAGCAAAGGTTTCCCTCTTAGCTTCACCTTCTTTAACACTATCAGACCTAGCTGAACGACTTTTCATACGACCACCACCTTGACCAGCAGGTATCATAGAAAAACTTTCTACATAAGCACCAGTGTCAACAGGGGAAATAGCTACAGCGTAGTTAGCAATATGCTCAAGCTGATCTTTAATAGCTTCTTCAATACTGCCATTTGCCTTGTCTAGCTTTTGCTGTAAAGTTTTGTTTACTTTAACTGTTGATTGTACTGACATACTATTCCCTCACATCACAGAGGTAACAAATACGAGTACCAGCAGAGAAGATAGTAACTACAGAGATAATCTTTACGTTGTCTCCATTGCCAACAACAAGGTCATCAGTATCTGGTTCGACAGCAAGACCAAGTGCAGGTATAACACACTTACGAATACCCCTAACGACCATATCCATGTTTCCAGAGATGCCATTATCGTAGTTGTACATATAGCCCGTGAAGGAATAGTCCGTAGTAGCTGAACCATCAATCTCACCAGTAGCAGGGTTGTAAGTCCCACCTGTAGTCACCTTACGAAGAGTTAGGCTTTCACCAAAGTCTTGTACAAGTTTTAGCAAGTCATAGGAGCGAAAAGACATCTTACCTCTCCTTATTCATACTCTGGTGTTTGGTAACTTGGGGGGTTCTTGAAACGGTCTCTACGGAATGAACCTTCGATACGGTTAGTGTTATCACGTACAGAGTTTACCTTAGACTTGGTAATGCCACCAGCAAGGATACCGACAGATGCACCAGAGGTCTTACCTTGGTACTCTAGGTTATCAGCTAGTGTTGAGTAGTGCTTCATAAGGTCAGAGTAGTCAGCCTTAAGTGCGCCATCTAGGGACGTGTTTACCTTACGGGCATACTGAGAGGATATGGTACGGGCTATCCACCCAGCAGAATAGTAAACGTTGTCACCGTTCTGAGACAACCCGAAGGTAATCTCTGAGTCTTGTACCTGTTGATCTTGAGTGTCGGTATCACCAACCAGAAGACGAACAGTGTTGAGGCGACCAGAAGCCGTAGTAGTGTTTAGATCAGATGGATCATATGTCCAAGCCATTCAAGTCGTCCCTTCGTTTTACTATTATCCGAGAACCTCATCCCGAATGCGGTAGAAGTCTTCACTGATCCATGCGCTGTTGTTTAGGAAGCGACGGATGAGACCTCTTTGTTTGTCGTCGATCTTAGACTTTCGACACTTCTTTGTGTTGTACTCAGATGTACTTGAAGTCCTGTCTTTGACGATGACATTAAGTAAGCTAACAAGGGTATCTAGCTGCTTGCTAGAGAACTCAGACAACCTGTCTCCAACCTTGTTCTGTACTTCTAATTCTTTGTTGTGGTAGAGGTAACCAGAGGTGTAAAGACTAGCGACCTTATCTTGATCTATGCTTTGCTCCAACCAGTTAAAATGTTCACCACGTTTCCAGTTCTTGCCATTAGCTGACACTGGTAATTTAATAAACACAGGCCAATCAACCTGCCAACCCAAATATGTAGGGTGCATGAGACTACTCCGTTATGTAAGGATACTGTTATGTTCTTTTATAAGTTGGGTGGAACCCCAAGTCTAAGCTCAGGGTTCCCCGTTAGTATAGTGTAGGCTTAAGCTACAACAGCCTCAAAGAAGTAACCCAAGTCATTTCCGACGACTTTCATGTCGTAACACATCTTAACTTGGATATGCTCTGCAACTTGCTGACGCTTCAGTGCATCGTCGGAGAAGCTCTCGACGGTAACACCAAGGTTGTTTACACCAGGAACATTGTTCCAAGCGAATGTCAGACCTGCTGCTGGTGTCATAAGACCAGCGGAGCGTGGCGTGTGAGCCAACAGTGCGTTCTTACCACCGATAAAGGCGTTAGATTCAGCAACACCTTCTACAGAGTTGTTCTTGACAGCTTCCATGACGTAGAAGTTTTCTACCTCAAAGATTTCAGCCAATTTAGCGTCTGTGATAAGCGCAGTGTTTGTGACAGTTGCACCGCCGTTAAGACGAGCAAGGATGTCTGGGTGGTTGACCAGGACGTCACGTACTTCTTTACCAACAACCATTGTGTTTGGCTTGAAGCCACCAGAACCCAACTGCATTGTACGACGTGCAGTAGTTACGTCTGTCAATGGTGTGGAGTTGGTGTAGTCAGACCACAGGTTGGATGGTGTAGCATCTGTAGCCCAGATACCAGCAGAGAAGAAGGAAGAAGCGAACTTCTCTTCACGGTCAATGAGGACACGGTTAATAACCGTCTGTGCGCCAGCGGCACGAATTTCCAGCATTGCGTCTTCGTTAGCAAGTGTTTGCTCATCAAAGTCCATGCCAAGTCCATATACGTCAGCAAAGTAGCTGTCGTTGGAGATTGCCATGCCGATGCGGTTTACTTCGGTACGTGGTGCAAGTTTCTTAACGTCCCCTGCGCGGTTCATGTTCGCACGGTCGTACTTGTAGAACTTATCGGACTGACGTTGTACACCTACAACTGGAAATACTTTGTCAGCGATAAAGTTTGTTTGTTCTTGTACATACGCCAGTGTCAAGTTAGACAAAGGCTGGTCAATATGTACAGCGGATGGAGTCAAAAGTGGCATTATGTTATTCCTTAAATGCTAGATTAGGCGGCTACGTTGCCACCCTGAATCATTTCGATTTCGATGATCTGTCCATCGACAGCCGCTTCACGGGCATAGCCTAAGATAACATCACCAGTTGCGGCGGTTAAAGCATCGCCAGATGCGTCTGTTTGTACAGCGGCTCCAGCGGCAATAGTACCACCAGCAGTTACCATAACTGAGCCTGAGACACATACTGTTACTGCGTTACCAGCAGCAGCACCAGCGAGACATACGCCAATGGCGTTTTCACCAGCGGAGTCAGCCAGATCAACTTGACCATCTGACTCAAGAGTTACGAATTTGAATTGTGCTGCGGAGAGGTCTTCGCCAGCAATAAATGTGCGGTTGTCGCGGGATTGCATTACAGCCATTTTTATTCCCCTTTATAGGATTTGTTAATCAGAGCTTTACCAGCATCAGTCTTAGCTACAGCAGCATAAGCCTTGGCAAACTCACTTTTCTTCAGTTTGTTTTCGTCCATGTAGGACTTTACGAGGGCATCCAGTTTGTCAGCAGAAGTAGCGAACTCACCGTCTACGTCAGACTTGCCAAATTCTTGCATAGCTGCATCGAATGCTGCATCAGCGGCCTTCAGTGCTTCCATGATTGCTTCATCTTCGGAAAACTTAGCTACGAGAGATTTAGCGACAGAGATGTCAAAGTGTGGTAGAACTTCACCAGCACGTTTTGCCAGTTCAATGTCAGCCTTCTCAACAGCAGAAGCTTCAAGTGCTTTAAGAACTGGTGCGGGGATGTCAGACTTAACTACCATCTCGCCTTCGACTTCCAGCATCTCGACTTCAGCTTTCTTTTCGATAACATCAGATTTGATGACGTAGCCATTTTCAATAAGACCCTTGCGAAGACGCTCGTTCTCAGCCTTGAGGGTGTCAATTTCGACTTCCTCTGCTGTTGCTTCTTCTGCCTTATCTACTTCTGGAGCTTCTTCCATTTTAGCGGGTTCAGCTTCTTCCTCTTTCATCATGTCGTAGCCAAGAGCTTTCATAGCTTCTGGTTTACCACAAGACTTTTCTTCCATGTATGCCTTTACTTTGGCTTCCATTTCTTCAGTCATTTTAATAATTTCCTCTTCGGAATTGTCACGCTTGAAGAGACTAACCATCGCCTGTGCATTGGCTGGACGGTCCACAAGGGACAGTTCCTCAAGTTGCAAGTTTTTTAGGAGGTTAGGCAAGATTAAATCTCCTCTTTCATAGCACGACCGCCAATGGAGAAGGCCGCAAGTTCGCCAGACTTCACCATAGCCCAGATGCCATCGTCGAATACTTTGTAAGCAACGACCCATCCTTCACGGTCAGACTGGATACCAAGAGCATCACCGATTTCTTTGGTGATAGGAAGCGAGTGGACTACTGTGCCAACTTGCTCTCCTGTGTGCATAGCCTTGCCGACACGCACATGCTCCATAAATTCGTTTACAGCTTTCACAAGTGTGCCAGCTTCGATAACATCCCCTTGGCGGTCTACTACAGCTTCACCCTTTTCGGTTACTACTGAGGCCCAGCCATAGACCATACGCTGTTCTTCGTCGGTCTTAAGGATTTTACCTTCTATATTCTTTGTCATATCACTCACTGATGTACCTGCTTCCCACATACGGCATGACCAGTAGCCAGCCTTTGTTTTGTCCTTCTTGGTGTCACACGAATGACGGGAGCGAAAATTGGCACGGGCTTTGGGGTCATCACGACGGATTTCCATGTTAGGGTCGCCAAAGGTAACTCTCTTAACCTTGCCACCGTCCTGTACGAACACTTCAAACTTCTTGTTGCCACCTTTGATGCGACGAGGCTTGTTAAGTGTTACTTTCTCACCTTGGTACTCTGCCTTAGCAAACTCTGTCTTTATTACCTCAGCTACAATAGCCCTGAGAGCCTCTATACGGTCCACTGAGGAGCCTTCTTCCTCTTCTATAGCCTCATCCCTGCCATAGTGTGCTAGATAAGCCTCATGGCTCTCTGCTGGCATGTAAACGGCTTGACCGTCGTAGTCGTGAACGTGGATCTTGCCTTCAAGTCCCATATCCATGCTACGAGAGACTGCCTCTGGCTCCGTAGTGAAGATATCGTTGGCGTATTGTGCCTTCTTCATGGACTTCTTCTTGCTTGAGGATGGATGTGCAGAAGGTAGAAGGTCTTTATCGTGATTAGCCGACTTAGAACCGCTTACGATCTTAAGAAAACTGTTGACACGGGCCATAGCCCATTGCTCAGGTGACTTTACGTTAGGACGAACGCTTGCAGGGTTAGTCTTGTAAGCACCAACACCACGGTCATATACCGCTTGAAGCATACGCATAGTAACTTTATACTTAGACTTCTTGTTGTGGGCTTCCATCTTGTTTTTGAGGCCAGTCTTTGACATTATAATACTTTCGCTAAGTAGCCCTTGAAGATGCCAAACACTATTGCATTGTTGTCTTGTGTCTCACAACGAATACGCAGGTCTGAGTTCTTGGGGGCGATAATTGCTGGATCAAGGCTTATGTCTGAGTTTCCGCCAGTGGAAGATGCGGTAAAACAAGCCATTGGTAGGAATACACCATTAGGTTCTCTTATCTCAACGTAGAAATCTACGGCTGCTGACGTTTTAGCACTGACTGAGCCATAGAACCCTGTCATAACGTAATAGTCCTGGTCGCTGAACGTGGTTGCAGACTTTAGAGACTGTTGGAAGCCCAGAGGAATATCGATGTGCATCTTAGTAGCGTCTGAAGGTATACCGCCAGATATTGTTGTATCCTCATATACAGCCACACGACCAACTAACTCTGCACCGCCCCCATTACTAATTCTTGATACTCTTGCGAGGGGCGTATCTAAAGTTACCTTGGTCTGTCCACTGAGAGTTACATTCTGTACAACAAAAGTGTATTTTCCATCTAATACTGTATGACCCTCTACCCTAATAACCTCTGTATCTGATGTAGAGGAGGAAGATATACGAGAGATAGAGTTAGTTGAAACGTAGGCTTCATTACCACCAACAGTCCAGACCGTCTGTAAGCCAGAGGTAGAAAGTTGTGCAGACCGTCCAAACTTAAGTAAAGACTTAGCCTTGCGGTCAACAGAAACTTTATCCCCGTAGGTAGCCTCAATCTCACGTTCAGCTTGTACAAGCCTACCATCAGGGACTTCATAAGCTCTTCTAGGCCAACCACCAAACATCTGATCTATTTCCTCTTTTATAACGACGTTAGGGTCGAAGGGTTTACCAACATCAGGTCTTTGTGTTACTATGTTTTCTGGAGATAAGTTATTAACTTGAGTAAGGCTCGTTGAACCTACTGTCGGGATACCTGTTAATATACTATCGACAGAAAAGTTTTCTTCTTCTGTGAGGGTAGCAAGAGAGACAACAGGGTTTGTTGTGAGTATACTGCTTGCTTGTACACTATGATCTTGGGTGATTGCCGTTGGTAAGACGACAACATTACCAGTAGTAATACTTGTGGAAGACAGGTTTTGAGCTTGGGTTATAGCCGTAGGAGAGACTATAGGTTGACCCGTTACGACAGAATTTACGTTTGTAACGTGATTTTGGGTTATAGCCGTAGTAGAAATTACGGGTTGACCAGTTACGATGGAAATTACGTTTGTAACGTGGTCTTGAGTTATTGCGGTGGTTTGTAATACTGGATTACCAGTAGAGAAACCATCAGCACCAATGAAATCCTCATTTATTATGGGTTCACTGGCTTCGGTGAGGATTAGCCCACTATCTTGCTGTAGAATCCTGCTGGTCATGGTCCATAACCCTTATTATGCAGGATCAGGTATACCGATAGTAAATGATCCTAGTGAGAAAGTGTTTCCAGAGGAAACAGCTTGGCTTGCCGTAAGAGAGCCTGTAGCAAGTAGACGAGAGTTACCTGTATCAACTATAGAATAGTGTGTAGCCGTACCACTTCCTGTCACTGAGGCGTCTGCTACAGCAGCTACAACAACCTCACGACCACCACCAGACCTGTCAGAAGGGGCAGCAATGGAAAGAGAAGTTGAGTTACCTAAAGTGTAGGTAGAAGTCGCCTCTGCATAACTTGCAGCTTCTTGAGAAGTGATGTCAATTCGGTTAGCCTCAGTATCTAGTACCGTAAGGCCATTGTCGAATACCCTGTTGTTTAGAGTTGCCATTATTCTTGATCCTCAGTTGGGGTCTCTTGTTCCACCTCTGGGTCATAGTCTAATTCAGCAATACCCATAAGGTCACTGATAACTTCTGGGTGACTACTAACGTCAATACCTGCACCATTAAGGTTACGTAGGAAGGAAGAAATCTCACGCAGATCGTGTGGAGCGACATCACCAGCCTCAATGGTTGGCATCATGTCATAGTTCAGACCGTTCAACTGCCAAAGACGCTCGACCAACTGTTTGTTGAGAACATCGACGATTGCTTGGATATAACTCTCAAGCGCACGGAGGAACAGGTCTGTCTTCGACTTGGACAAGGCGTAGGAACCACCAGATGTCCCAAGAAGAAGAAACTCAGAAAGCATAGAACGTGCAATGTCATGTTGATAACGATTAACGATAGGGTTAATGTCTATGTTACGTTTACCGTTTGATGCCATGAGTTCTACATCAACAAGGCGTGTGCTACTAGGCGCACCATCTTTATCAGGGTAGGTATCCGAGGGAAGGATAATGTACCCTTGTTCGTTAAACTTAACGTCACGTAGGACTTGCTGTAGGTTGTGTACGAAGCCTGACTGTGCAGCGGAAGCATCTCCTGAGAGGTACTCAGCAGGAATACGAGCTACAGGGATACCTGCAAGTTCACGCTCTACTGCAATAGCTTCTATCGACTGTAAGTTGTTAAGATACTCGTAAGAAGTATAAGCATTGCGAAGTATAGAACGACCACTGGGGTCTCCATTAAGGCTAGTAGTACGGTAATACAAAGATTTATTGAGGGGAATGTAGTTACGACCACCCATGAACCCCACTTCTTGCTCAATACCTAAGACATCACCAGTCTTTTTTTCTACGTCAAACTTCGATACAGTCCAAGGCGCACGGGATGCAATCTTACGTACACCAATACGTCCGTCAGTGTACTTAGAGTTCTTCTTCGGGGAACGCTCAGTAGGACCAACACGACGCTTGTAGATAACCTCAAACCAACCGAAGCCATACGACAAATAAGATAGAGCATCCGATATATGGTCATCCAGAGTGTGATCCATGTCATCAAGAACACTCTCGACAAACTCTTTCTCTACCCTAGCTGCGTCACTGTCATCAGCAGGTTTTACGTGAAGATCAATATCACGCAGTATTTGTTCAACAGAATACATGACAGCACCTACGGTACTATCGTTATCACGCATCTCACGATACTTACGGATAGCTTTCTTGCCACGAAGCTCAGGCAGGAACTCATCAGCACGGATTTGACCGTTGTACGTATTATCGCCAGCTACACCTAATGTGGTTTTAGCTTTCGCCTCTGAGAGTTTCTTTACCATTGTATCTATCGCTTCTTTACTATTAGCGTGAAAGTCCCTTAACACTACTGTAAGCGAGGGTCAGTTTGGGTTTCGTGTATCCGTTGAGTGAGAGGTCTGTAATTGCCCATACGAGGGCATCAAGTCTATCTGGGGAACCAATCGACCCTAGTGGTTCCCATGTTCTCATTTGTGTTTCTAATTCGTTTAGTGTAGCCCCATCAGGGGGATTAGCTACGTGCTTAACAAGACCACGCTCGTATAAGGCAGATATGGGTTCAGCACGGGCAAACTTACCGCGAGATGCTCGTACAGCTTTATAAGGGACAGTCTCATCTTCACCGTGTATGGTTGTTTTAACCATGTCACCACCTTGGTTTACCTCAGCTACAATACGGTCAGCTTGATGGTGGTGGTATAATTCTATGGCCTTCATAGCCCATCCCTGGGGAGACAGTCTATCTGTGTAGTCACCCAAGACGTAAGCAACACCGTTGACATCTATACCTGCAACGACAATACCTGTCATATCACTTTCAGCATTAGATGTAACAGCAGGGTCAAGAGCAACGACAATACGGGCTAAGTCAGGTACATCCTCATGTTTAACTGAGGCATCATCTAACATAGCCGTAGTCCAAAGTGCGCCTTCAGCTTCCTCTAGCACTTCAGCGTAGAGTTCCTGTCTACCAATACGCGTACCTTCGTACTGTTCCCTAACAGCAGTTAAGTATGTACCAGCAAGGTTAGCAGAGTTATCAAAAGTGCTACCACTGGTAACTGTAGTCTTAGGGTTCTTCAGTAACTCTCTCATCAACTTAGTTGGCTTGGGAGTTGTCGTTACACAAACACGCGGGTGCTTGCCTAAACGCAGACAGAACTGGAGCATCTGCCAGGTGTCTATATCTTTGTTCCACGCGGCAAGCTCATCACACCAAGCGGCTGAGAACTGAGGACCACGTAAACGCTCAGGTTCCTCTGCTGAGTAAAACTCAACCTTAGCACCATTGGCCCAGGTAAGTGATCTCTTAGTAGGGGACCATTCGGGAAAGCCTGTTAGCTTACCGTTGTAATCTTTGTCATGCTTCCAGCATACCGATAGAAAACCACTCTCGCCTTTTACCATGACACGTTCTATGTCTGAGTTGGTAGAGGCCACACAAGCTATACGCTTATGTCCTAGCTTGACTTGCTCTCGTACCCACTCAGCACCACAACGGGTCTTACCGAAGCCACGACCAGCATTGATTAACCAAGTGTTCCAGTCTTTATCGGGAGGAGGAAACTGAGCATCACGACCCCAGAAACTCCAGTCATGCTGGAGTTCATCTACTTTGTCTGGACCCAGTGCAGCAAACAGTTCTTTTACCTTAGTTGCTGGGAGACTTCTAAGCGTATCTGCTGTTATCTTGCGGGTCATCTTCTTGTTGGTCATCGGGGTCAAGTCCTAAGAGTGTCATAATCTGATCTGCTGCTGACACATCAAGCTCAGGGTCAATCTCTTGCTCAACCTCGTTGATAGTGTTCTGAGGCGACCAACCAGCTTTAGCTCTCAAGGCCAACTCTTGTGACTTAAATGTGGCAGAGTCTTTAGCATCACCATTGATAGCCTGGTCATAAACTCTTGAGCCAATACGAGATATGATATCGGAATGCTCTGCATCCCAGAGTTTACCATATATTTTATAGAAGGTAGTCATAGAGCTTGGCGCATTCTGTAGATGCTGCATAGAACGTAGGGTATCTATTCTAGAAACACCACCACGGACACACTTAACCACATGGTTCTCTATGGTCTTACTGTAGGGTAGTTTCTTTGCCATCTTACCAGTCTCACTTATATGTATTCCCCCGTGAACCCCAGCAAGACCGCTTCTGTGAACGATGAAGGGTGTGGAAGTTCGTCTTGGTTGAACAGGGGGAAATAGGGTATGTCGCTCCTGTGAAGGACCACGACAAAAACAAGAGTTATAGCGTATCGTCGTTATCCCCTAACAAGAGATAGCTCTAGAGTAACTCTAGTGTTATTGTTTATGATGATGACGACGATGTGCTTATAGCACTAGAGCAACTCTAGAGGTTACTTTAGTTAGTGTCTTACTATACTATATAGACATATTCAAGAAAATTATACCCTAAAAAATAAACTATTTTATATCTCGTTGATAACTAATGATTCTTTTTTGTTTGTCGTTGGCTTATCGTGTGTAAATGTGGGCGAGGTGTGTCATTTAGGTTACAGTCAAAAGTAATTTCTTATTTTGGATTCGTAGGTGGAGACCCGAATCACCTGATTAGTTGGCCTACAATATCTAGGGACCCATGTCAACCCCTGCCTGGATCACGAATTGTT